GTCAGAACACGTACACAATTAGAGGCAGCTGAAAAATTTAGAGATGAATCGTTTTATCTCTGCTGGTCTTTCGACTACAGGGGCAGAGCATACCCCATACCAGCTTTCCTCACACCTCAAGACACAGACTTTGGTAAAGCATTACTAAGATTTTCTGAGGAGTCTAGTGTGACAGATGAAGCAGAGCTGTGGTTATCTTTTCAAGTGGCTACAACTTTTGGTTTAGATAAATGTACACTAGAAGACAGACATCAATGGGTGTCTCAGAATATTGAGTTGATTACTAAAGTTGCTACTGACCCAGTTCAATATTTGTCTGAATGGGAATCGGTAGAAGAACCTTGGCAGTTTATGGCAGCGTGTCATGAATACTACCATTGCTGTGTCAAGAAAGACAAGCCAACTACTGGTCTTATGGTTGCAGTAGATGCAACATGCTCAGGCTTACAGATCTTAGCAGGTCTAGCCAAAGATCGTAGCACTGCAGAACTTGTCAATGTTGTCCCTAGTAGTAAACCTAGTGACGCATACAAAGCGGTGGCTGAAAAGGCTAAAGAGTTTCTCCCAGCATACATGCACCCTTGGATGACCAGATCCGTGTGCAAACGCACGGTGATGACCATACCATACAACGCTACTAAGGATAGTAGTCGTAAGTACATACGTGAAGCGTTACTACAAAACAACATCGACCCTACAAAAGACGAGCTGACACAAGTTGTAAATGCTGTTTACAATAGCATGGATGCAGTCGTACCAGGGCCTATGAAGGTAATGCGATGGATAAAGAAGCATGTCGGTCAGTACATCAGAAATGGTGCTACTGAGGTAGAGTGGACTACACCATCTGGTTTTGTTGTCAATCAAAAAAGAAATGACATTGAGACAGAACAGATGGAGCTGCAGCTGCTAGGACGTACAAGAGTTAGAATACCTACTGGTAAAGAAACTCCTAGTCCTACAAAGCATAAGTCAAGTACTGCTCCCAACTACATACATTCATTCGATGCTTCGATCCTTCACAGATCATTTATGCAATTTGATGAACCATTCACAGTTATACATGACTCTGTTCTTTGCAGAGCAGGAGACATGGGAACACTCAATCGCCTTGTGCGAGAAACCTATACCAATATCTTTTCCGAGGAATGTTGGCTCTCGAAGTTCGCAGAGACCATCAATGCCTCAGAACCACCGCCAATCGTTGGAACACTAGATCCTAAAGTTGTTTCAAATTCCACCTATTTTTTCTGTTAATTATGGCAACCACCTATGTCACTCCTAATCCTGTCACTCTTGATGGCTTTCAAGCAATCCTCAAGGCAGGAGAATGGGGCTACAAACTATCCGCACTTGTTCAAGATGATCTCATATCTAAACTTGAAGAAGAGCGTGAGTCAGCTCTTGAATGGGCTAGGAGCAAGGCTAAGAACCCCAAGAGGGTGACAGTCAAACCTGAGCCTTGGGAAGAGCTAGACAATAATCAAGGTACATATCACATCCGTTTCAGCTGGAGAGATGGCGACAAGGTATTTCCTGTTGTTGTTGATACAGAAGGGACACAGATAAAAGATACAGACACACCAATCTACAGTGGTAGTAAAGTTAAATTAGCTTTCTTCCAAAAACCATATGTCTTACCAAGCGGTGACATCGGTACATCATTGAAATTAAAAGCAGTGCAAGTTGTTAGTCTTAACAGCGGAGCTGGAGTTGTAGACAATGGTGACATGACAGCTGATGAAGCATCAGATTTATTTGGTAAGTCAAAAGGTTTTAAGGTCGAGGAACCTAATGTTGATGCAAGCCCTTGCTCTGTCGAACCTGACGATGACTTCTAATGCGTAGCCACTTAGAGGAACAGATAGTAGAATTGTTTGAGGAACTTGATGTTGAATATGAGTATGAATCTGCAAAGATTTCGTATACCATTGAAGCCAAGTACATCCCTGATTTTAAAGTTGGGGATGTGTACCTTGAAGCCAAAGGCTACTTTCCATCCGATCAAAGACGTAAGATGAAAGCCGTAAAAAAAGCTAACCCTGAGTTAGACATTCGGTTCATCTTTCAAAACCCATTAACTAAAATATCCAAGCACTCCAAAACATCTTATGCGATGTGGGCTGAGAAAAATGGATTCCCTTGGTGTGTACATTATGCAATCCCAGTTGACTGGCTCAAATGAATCAACCTTCTTATATCACACTAGCTGTCCTGAGTGTGGTTCGTCAGACGGTAATTCCGTATATTCTGATGGACATACTTATTGTTTTGTATGTAACCACTTTGATAGTGGGCAGCCAAGTGATGATTGTGAAAGACCGCAAAAACCAATTATGCTACAAGGTACACCTACTAAGTTAAGAAAAAGAGGTTTATCAGAAGAGACCTGTCGTAAATACCGTATTCACAAAGACGGAGACACTTTACGCATGCACTACTTTGACAAAAACGGTCAAGTATGTGCTGCAAAGGTTAAAACAAAGGACAAAGGCTTCTGGATGGAGGGTACTAATACTGACCATCAACTTTTTGGGCAAAATTTATTCCCAGATAAGGGTACAAGGCTTACCATATACGAAGGAGAGCTCGATGCAGCCTCTGGATGGGAAGCACAACCCAAATGGCCTCATGTATCTATACCAAATGGTGCAAAGGCTGCAAAGAAATCATTACAAAGGGTTCTAGACCTTCTTCAAAGCTATGATGAGGTTGTTTTATTCTTTGACAATGACGAAGCAGGTAGACAGGCAGTACAAGAATGTGCGGAGCTACTACCCCCTGGAAAAGCAAAGATTGCAAGGCTTGAGAAGTATAAAGATGCTTCTGATGCACTACAAGCTGGCGATTCCGAGGCAATCAGACGAGCAATCTGGGATGCAAAGACATACAGACCAGATGGTATCGTTGATGCCAAAACTTTACTTGAATTAATCACTACACCTACACCCCCCGCCGATCATGACTACCCATTTCAAGGACTACAGCGAAAGTTGCACGGTATACGGTACGGAGAACTTGTCACCATTACTGCAGGATCTGGTACAGGAAAATCCTCGTTCTGTAGGAGTCTTGCAAGTCATCTTCTCAACAGAGGAGAGCGGGTCGGTTACTTGGCACTTGAAGAATCTAACCGTAGGACGGCTCTAGGCTTGATGTCTGCCTCGTTAGGTAGGTCTTATCACCTTGGAGAATATGAACGAGAAGAACTCGAATACGCCTATAACAGTACTATTTCTAATTGGAATCTTTTTCTGTTCGATGGCTTTGGCAGCTATGATCCTGACACAATTTACAGTAGGATCGAATACCTTGCCTGTGGATTGGAATGTCGTGTTATATTCCTCGATCACCTCAGTATTCTATTGAGCGGATTGGACGGAGATGAGAGACGTATGATAGATGTGACAATGACCAAGTTACGTTCACTTGTTGAACGCACTGGCATAGTCTTGTTTCTAGTATCGCACCTCAGACGTACACAATCAGATCAAAACCATGAGGAAGGAGCCCGTATTACTCTTGGACAACTGCGAGGATCTGCTGCGATTGCACAGCTGTCTGACACGGTTATTGCCCTTGAACGGGATCAACAAGATCCAAGCAAACGAGATACTACAACTGTTAGAGTCCTCAAGAATCGTCATTCTGGGGAAGTTGGTATCGCCAACGAATTAACTTACCACCTAGACACATGCACCTTTGAAGAAAATGAAGTTACGCCCGACTTCGACCCAAGCACAGACTTCGGTTAACCTAGCCTTTGACATCGAAACAGATGGCATAGACTCCAGCTGTATACATTGTGTTGTTACGCAAGACATAGATACAGGGCAAATCATGGAGTACAACGATCAGGCTAGTAAAAACTACAGTGTTGTCAATGCAGTCAACGATCTTGAAACTGCTAGTAATATCATTTCACACAATGGTATTATGTTTGACATACCACAAATTAAGAAACACTTTCCTTTTTTTCAAGGTAAAGCCAATCATTGGGACACACTGATACTTAGTAGGTTCTTCCACCCTGACCTGCTAGACATAGACCTCAGACGCAAGTGGCCTTACATGCCAGCTCGTTTGTATGGTTCACATAGTCTTGAAGCATACGGTTACAGACTAAGATGTTTTAAAGATGGGTTTGGAAAGACGACTGATTGGCAAGATTGGTCGCAAGAAATGCAGGACTACTGCAAAAAAGACGTAGCTATCTTATGTAAATTATGGGGACATTTCCAAAAATCGCTGAAAGCGTTACCCTAGAGCACCAGATAGCAGAGCTAATGGCTGAACAAAAGCGTATTGGCTGGCCGTTTGACGTGCGAAAGGCACAGGAACTAGAGAACCAGTTACTTACAGAGCTGGAAAGACTCAAGAAACAGGCTGAGAACATCTGCCATTTCGTTCCACACAACTTGTTTACTCCGAAAAGAGATAACAAGAAACAAGGTTACTTTGCTGGCTGCGAAATGCAACGGCTGAAGGAATTTAATCCTAGCAGTAGAGAACACATAGCATGGTGGTTCACAACCTTTCAAGGATGGAAACCTACCAAACTCACACCGACTGGTAAAGCAGTCATTGATGAGACAGTTCTCAAAGAGATAGGAACAGAAGAGGCATTAGTATTTCTAAAAATTCTGGTCATTCAGAAGAAGTTAGGAATGTTATCCCAAGGAACTAATGCTTGGTTAAAGTTGGTCAAGGATGGCAGACTTCACCACTCTTGCTTTATCGGTGCGGTGACACATCGAATGGCACATTCACACCCGAATCTTGCACAGGTAAGTTCGGATCAGGATTGCCGTGAACTATTTATCACCAACCCAGATTGGAAGCTAGTCGATAGCGACCTTGCTGGTATAGAACTAAGATTATTTGCACACTATCTTCATAGATATGACGGTGGTAGGTATGCAAAGATCTTATTAGAACAAGACATTCACCAAGTCAATGCAGATAAAATTGGAATCTCTCGCAGACAAGTTAAGACAATTACATATTGTTTCTTGTATGGAGGGGGCAACCAGAAACTTGGTCTTTCTTATGACAACATGCTGTCCCCAGAAGCTGCGAAGAAAAAAGGGGCAGAGATTAGGAGAGCTTATCTGGATGCTGTGGAAGGTCTCGAAGATTTGGTCAACGCTACTCGTAGAGTTGCTGAAGGAGGTAGTATACGTGCTATCGATAAACGCCAAATCATTGTGGACAAAGAACACAAAGCATTAAATTGCCTTTTACAGGGATCGGCAGCAGTCATCGCAAAGCGGTGGCTACTACTAACACATCAAAACTTAGGTCACTTGACCCATGAGCGTTATGCTTTTGTCCATGATGA